TTGGTTAAACAAATAAAAACCATCAACTCCTAGGGCTATATGATAATTTAACCAACGGTTAAGTCTTTTTTCTTCGTTTTTAAATTGATTTACTATGTATACTTTCATGATATAAATATTTAAAATGTTGTTCATTACAATAATGCATTGTAATTACTTGTTTTAAATCTACATTATTATTTTCAGGATGACCCGGGTGCTGAGCTTTGAGCATATCTCCTCTATCAATATAAGCTTCAAAATTAATATCCCTAGCCCATACACCGAAAGACACGTCTCCGTTTAGAGAATGTGGTATGGGTTTAATGCTGCTCAAATAATTTTTAATCTTAGTAAAAAGCGAGTTTGTAATTGCAAAACCAGCACCTCCGCTAGGAAACGTAACAGGAAAATTTATATTAAAATTATTAGGGTTAAAGGCGCAGTTTCCAACTCTACATACACACAAATCTAGTTTATTATTATATTTTTTTAATAAAGTTTTTAAACGATCAGGAAAAACATATGTATCATCATCGCAAATAAATATCCAATCAGTATCAAAAGTATTTTGTATAAATAATGAAGATTTTTTAATAGGAGCACCTATATAATCGTCTGGATCATAATAACCTAAAATATTTTTTTTTAAATCTGGAGTTGAAGAGAGAAAATAAAACTTATCAGTCAAATCAATATTGTTACGCCATGTTTCATTAACAATATTACACCGAGTTTTTATATAACTATCACAAGTTAAGACAATATAAGTAATTTTTAACATAATTTTTTATTAATAAAAAAATAGTCATTATGCGTGCCGTCCCAGCCGGGATTAGTTTTTTTGGTGTATTTGGTAATATTATCGTAAAGATAATAGTCTTTTTCTAAAATTTTAATAATGTCCCCAAAACTATAAGATAAATAGTTAATTTCTATTTGCAAAAATTTGAATGTAAATTTATCAAAATCTAGACCTTTAAGAACATTTAATTCAAAGCCTTCTACATCAAGAGAAAGATAATCTATAACGTTGGCTTTAGGATTGTACATTTTTAAAATACTATTTAAGGTAGTAGCTGAAACCGTATTGAAAAAATTTCGATTTAATCGAGCGCCGCTCACGCTGCTCATTAAATTACCGTCAAAATCTCCATTAATACTATTAATAGTAGAGTCTGCAATTAAAGCAGTTTGCAATATAATATTACCGGGCCGGTTTATTTTGCACAAATCGTATGCGTACTTTGAAGGTTCAATAAGTATTCCTTTCCAGTTTAACTGGGTTTGAAGCGTGTATGTATTGCTTTGAGCTAAACCGTCATTAGCACCAGCTTCTATATATATCCCATTAGGGTAGTTTAAAAAATTATTTAAAATTGTATTCATAGTATTCCATATATGCTCTTGAGTCGGGGTTTGTTTTTATTTTGTTTAAGTTGTTAAAAAGCGTAGTAAAACTTAAATCGTTAAAACTATCTACAAATTGTATAGGCAAATCTTTCCAGTTTTTATGACAAATATGATTTTTTACTATAGGTATAGTTTTAACGTAAATTGATTCCCATATCCTGTGACAATCTATACTGTTACCTGGCGGAGATATAACCCATTGATAGTTTGCTAGTTTTGTAATGTAAGTTTTATAATCAAGTTTATTTTCATAAAAATCTATAAAATTATAGTGTTTAATTATATTATATATATGAGCTCGTTCCGGACTGGTACTAGGATCAAAACAGCAAAATACTTTTTGTAATTTAGAGTTTAAATTAACATTAACGTTACGTATAATTTTTTCATCCCCGTGAGGCCATTGCTCATTAGCTATACCTATAGGTATGGGTACAAATTTACTATGCGTTACATCTGCGTTCATACCGTACCATTTTTGTATTTTTTTATTGCCTAGTATATGTAACATATTACCAGGTACTGCATAGTCTGAATTATGTGTAACAATATTAATAGGGTAATCAATATGGGGTAAAATTTTTTTTTCAAAAAGATAAATATAGTCAGTTTTAATAAAAATATTATTATATTTTTTTGAAATATCTAAAAAAGGAGTGTACTGATCAATTACTGCATTGCATAATTTTTTAAATTTATTGCCGGTTATATATGTGTTAAATTTTACCATAGAAAATATCTAGTAAATAATTGATATCTTTTTTATATCTTGAATACGGTCGAACAGAATGGCAGTCGTAGTAATATTCGTTTTTGAGTCTATCCGCATAGTAGCTCCAGTTTGCTCGATCTATACGGTGGCCGTTTTGACCACCCGGGCGCTGTTTAAAGACGATTTTATCAGGGTGTTTTGTAGTATAGTTATTAATTTTTAAAGTTGCATATTTTTCGTCCTTAAACCAGCTCTCTGGGCACCCTGCAACAGGTGTTAAAGGCAGACTCTGTACTTTTCTTAAAGAAGTTTCCCATGTATCATCTGCTATTTCTAGTATTTCATTAAATAAAGCTCCGTTAGAAACATGATAACAAGACGGCAACATATGCGTATTAGAGGCATCTTTATATTCTAGAGCAGGATTAATGTGTATATATTTATTATCAGGTATTTCTTTTATATTTTCTATAAAATACCACCGCGAAAGCGGTATCATATCAATATCTGATATTATCATATTACTGTTAAGCTGTGCGCCATACCAGTAACGAGCCCATAAAGACTGTATTGAAATAGGGTATTCTTTATTGTATTTTATATTAAATACGTAACCGTAATCTTGACTGACTGTGAACGGTCCATCATTAATATAAGCTAAAACGGGAATAATATTAAATTTTTCAACCCAAATTTTAGATACAATAGGCCAAAACTCTAGATAAGTAGGGTCGCTGTTGCAACTCATTATTGCGTGTGTAATTTTCATTTAAAATGTCCAGTATCTCCAATAAAAACAGTACCGTCTTCATTTATTATTTGTCCTATATAATATTTTTTTGTATTTATTGGAAACGGTTTATTAATTGAGCCGATAACAGCTGAAGATGTGTGGCACATGCATATATCTTGTATCTTGGGCCATAAAACATTATTTAAAAATAACTGATCCATAAAATATTGATCTTTAAATTGAGTTTCTAGATTTAAACTTAAAAATTTATCAATATCGTTTTGAATATTTTGTACACAAGGCTTAGCGCCCCACATACCTCCTTGCAGAGGTAAAGAGTGATGTATAGAATCTCGCATAGAATGAAACAAATACTCACTATTTATCCACTCTTGTACGGCCAAAAATTCTTTCGTGCTTAGCCTGCTATCACAATCTCTAGAAATAAATCTTTCTACTGTTTTATCAGACAACGGCAAAAGACGCCAAAATAATTTTTCGTATTTAACAAACTTTGAGCTTGACGTCATGTCTATAAGCTCAGGTTCGTATTTTTTAGCTTCATTAATTATACCTTCAGGTACCGTATTATCGTAATACACTCTACATTTCCAATCTGAGTATATATGCGGAGCTAGTTTAAGATTTTCTATTAAACCCCTTGTAAAAATCTCTCTAGATCCCCATAGGGCGAAAACAATTATATTTTTATTTGAAACAGACATTATTATATTTTTTTAAGTAAAACTGGTATGAGTGTAAATTTCTTTCAATCATATTTTTATAAAGTGTTAAACCGTCTACAGGTACATCTACTTTAACGCTGTTTAACGTTTTATTAAAATAATTTTCTACGTCTTTAGGTTTAGGGCCGTGAAAATGTACTACCACGGCTTTTTCATTCACTCCCCAGCCTGGTTTCCAATTATATTCTGGTGGTAATCTAGTCCATTTATCTGCATAAAGATGGTTATACGCTCCTTGATCGTGAGCATGATTGAACAACATTTCAAAATTGGGTATAACAAAAGAAGCAAAGCGATCATAATCTGCTCTTAAGTTTTTTATGTTCATTAACATGCTACCTGCATTAAAATAGTTCCAGTTATTTATATCGAACTCGGGTGCAGCAGCAAAATATTCTGGCACCGGAATGGGTATTTTACCAACGTTGGGGTTTCCAAACATTACATCTGCATCAGTGTATAAAACAAAATCATCGATTTCTTCAACTATAGGTATATCCGATCTCAAATAAGTACCGGCTATACCTTGCAATCTTTTATCATGTACAAATTTTGTAACAAAAGAACTAAAGACTTTTCCAGCATAATAAATGACATTAATACCGTGTTTATCTTTTATTTTTTCAATACTATCACATTTTTTGTCACAAATAAGATTGGGTATGAATTTTGTGTTTAGTTTGCACGTAGTTATTGCTACATCCAGCATTTGTAAATAATCTGGGCTCGAATAACTAGATATTGCAGCATACCATTTCATCTTGTTTTATATAACTCTTTTAATTTAGATAAAAACTGTTTTTTTTCCAGTAAAGGAGCTGTTGACACGTGCACCCCATGTTTTTGTTCGAACATTTGTAAAAATTTAGGTAATTCTCTGTCTCTTTTTCGATTTAAATTAGTTCGACTATTATTAATAGATTCTGGATGGTTGCATATAAATTTATCAGAATTATATACATCAGGAAAATAACGAAAACCACATCCGAGTTTTTCATTAGTAAGAAGTCTATAAACAAACTCAACATCCCACAAATGAACAAAATTACTATCATAGTATCCTATTTCATTAAATACACTTGAATGATAGTAGGTAAATTCATTGTTCATCTCCCTATAAAACGCAATTTTTGTATTTTTATATTCAACTATTTCTCCCGGAGTTCTATTCCCGGGTATACCGTTACCTTGTGCATTACTACAGAAACAAAAATATTTTAAACCTGTATCTAAACTGGCTATAGTGTATTCATTAAATATGTAGCTATTCTTGATGAGCATATCGTCTTCAATAATAAAAATATGTTCAATATTTTTACTCTGAAGATACTTTATACCATCGATTCTACTCTGAGCGGCCCCTCTATTTGTATTATGCTGTATCCAGTGAGTATTTTTGTAGGTATGTTTATAGGGTAAACCACCGTTTACTACTACTACTTCTTTCAAAAAACTAAAAGGGATAGTATCATACAATTCTTTAAACCATTTTTCAGAATTATATGTAGTAACTACAAGGCCTATATTTAAATTAGACATGCTTTTTGGTATAATTCTGTAATATATTTCTTAACGTGTGTTTTATCTTTTATGTCCATTAAATCTATAAACTCTTCAATAGATTTTTCTAGACTTATATTAAATTCCTTACTAGCAGCTTCCTCTATGTTAAGTTTACTCTGCTGGCTAAGATCGTGTTCAATAGTAAATTCTACCGGTTTTATTGCAACTAATTTACGTACTATAGTATCTAGCGCACTCGGTTCGATGGACTGGTTAACTATAAATTTAACTATATTACCAGTAATTACCGCTTTTAAAGTTTCTGGGGTATATGTACCGTTTACGAGCTCGGTATAATACAAGCGCCTATATTGCGGGGATATATTATTTTCAATAAAATTATATTGCAACGTAGTTATATCTAATATATAAAGCCCTTTCGTAGTGCCGAAATCTCCCCAATCTTGCTGATAAGGACTACCAGCATACAAAATAGTACCTCTATCATACTTTCTTTCATCTCTATGATGAAAATGGCCGGTGATAGTTAATTTTGCACGTTCAAGCAAATCCGCTGTTTTCAAACCAGTAGTGCAAACTTTATAAGAATTCATTTTAAAACTGTTAATTTCAAAATGACCTACAATTAAATCACACTCTGGTACTTGTGTTATATCTTGACCCCATGGACAGAGTGCTATTTTCTTACCGTAGATGTCAACAACTTGAAGAGTGTCAACAACAGTAATATTAGACCAGCCTCTAAGAATGGAGACGGAATTAACGCTAGAGTTATCACGATAATAAGCGTCGTGATTGCCGACTGTAATAACGATATTGAAGTCGCGAAGTATATCGAATATGTCAGTGACAATATGAAGAGTGTTAACAGCAATATCGTTGCGATCATGAAAAATATCTCCGGGTATAATAATATCTTGAATGCCGCGCTCTTTGAATTGCCGAGCAGCCCACTTAGCATGGTCTAAAGCAATCTTATGCCACACTTCGGAGTTGCGGTGTACCCCGTAATGCGGATCTGAAAATATACCTACTTCGGTACCTTTTAATTTAATTTGCATTCTTGTTTAAAGGGTTGACAGGATCATCAACACCGACTTGCGGTCCGATTACACTGTACACTTCTTCCTGATATGCTGCAAGAGTATCTCTCATACGTTTTTCTTTCTTTATTCTAGATCTCCAGCAATTAAAAGCAATAGAATTAAAATAAGAAAAAGGATTAAAACCTTTATCAAACTTGTACTTTTTTTGTTTTAACGCGCTAAACATATTGATTAAAGAATCTCCAATAGCTTCTTCCTTAAAAGTGTAATTAATGAAATTAGGCGCATGTGCTAACCCGTAAGCAATATTGCGTATCATTAATGCAAGTTTGTCTGTAATAATGTCAGTACTATAATACGTCTGTAGTTCATCAGTAAACTCTTTTGGGCTTACATAGAACTGTTTTTTTAAGGCACTAGGAGACTTACCCGGCTTTTTTGGCTTTAAAGGTTTATCAGCTTTTACCGTCTTAAGTTTTTTCAGAGATGGTTTTTTCTCTAATTTTAATTTTTTCAATTTCATAAAATTCTTTGCGTTTACTGTAATGTTTCTTGCCGTAGATGAGATCATCGACAATATCTATCAAAATTAATAGATCTTTGTTAACATGTGTACGTAGTCCGCGGCCTATAGATTGTAGTACTTTTATTTTTGATTTACCACCAGCGGCAAACATAATATAATGTATGTTTTTTATAGAAATACCAGTAGAGAATATTTTGCTAATAGCTACACAAATTACGTTATTGTGAGCTTCCATTAGCTGCTGTATTTTAAGTCTATCTTCTACTTCAACACTACCTTGTATAAAGTATACTTGTTTGTTCTCTAAACTAGCTAGACTGCTATAAAGTATATTACCATGATCTATATGATCTACAAGAATAAGGCAGTTATTATTCAATTTACTAACAACGTTGCATATTACTTTATTGCGAAACTCGCTATGTTGAATAAAATTAATTTCAAATAAATATCTTTGTGCTGCAGAAACTGAAGTATAATCTGGTATCCGGTCATATTCTAAATGCAATGTTAAGGCCTGTGCATTTGCTATATATTCCCCTCCAGCTGCTTCACGTAGTTCAGTGGTGGTTCTTTTAAAAATAACAGAACCGATTACATTAAATATATTCCACTTATCAATTTCGCTTTCTGGTAAAGTACCGGTAAAACCGAACCGTCTCAGTGTAGGTATTTTGTCGATAAGTTTATTAATCTTGTTACCTCTGCGTAACTTATGACACTCATCAACAACAAGTAAACCTACTTCATTAAACCACGAAAGATCTGACGATTCACTCTGCAATATACCCATATTAGCAATAATAATACGAGCATGCGGGTTAAATTCATTGTTTCCAGTCCACTTGCTAACTAGCTGAACTGGAAAATTATACTCTGTAAAATCTTTGTACGTTTGCTCTACTAGGCCTAGATCTGGAACTATAATTAGGACTTTTTCGGTATATTCTATATACTGCAATGCAGCGTACACTAGATTTGCTATAATTAAAGTCTTACCACCACCAGTCGCTAGCTCAATAACCCCGCAACCGTTGGTAAGAGCATTATCTACTGCTTCTTTTTGATAATCCCGTAATTTAAATTTGCTCTCTAGTTCTTTTACAGGTTGGTCAAGCGGCGTACATATACGTACTTTTTCTATTAGTTGAGAGTACTCAGTGTTTAATTCTATTTTAAAAGGTATATTGTTAGTTTTTAAATAGGTAATTATCTCTGGTACTAAACCGATACCGCAATACCCTGCAGGGGTTATTGCATACATTCGTTGGGGAATAAAACGAGCGAATTTATTAAAACGAGCCCCGGGGTTCTTTACAGAAAAAGCCTCTCTGATACTATTGAAGTATTCAGACTCAATTTTTACTTCTTTTCTTTTCGGGTCGTATTTAAACTTTACTATCATTACGTCGTTTCAAGTTTTTGTAGATCTATTACGTTTTTGTAATCAAAAGTTAAAGATGAAGTCAACTTTTCAATTTTTTCGAGGTATTCAATAATATTCTCGACCTTGTCAATGCCTTCTTGAATTTGCTGTAGTTCTGGACTATTGCTTGCAATATGCTCCAGAGAGGACTTTGAAAGACTAACTGGAGAAGTTGAAGTTACTTTCTTAAGTAGAACTTTATGTGCGCTTTTTAGTTTCATAAGAAGTGCTTTATGCTGAGCGGTTCTAGCAACCCACTTATGCTTAATGACAGGGGCAAGCATCGCACGTTCCTTAATGGTGAGTTCATCCATTTTAAGGTCTATTGCGAGCTCTTTATCAAACTTCTCAAAAGCACTATCTAATTCTGACAAGTCCATATAATGATAAGTATATAATATAAATAAACATTTTCCACATGAATAATTTCGATAAAACCTATTTAAAAATACTTGAAAACATGACTACCGGTAGTGTATTTGGAGCTGGTCAGGCTCATCCACCAGAAACCGGTCAATCGAGTGATTCCTACGCGCCTGAAGACGCAAGAATACCACACATACTAGGTGCCAAAAAAGGTAAAAAACGTAAAGCTAAAGTTATTCGTAGAACGTTTCCAAAGACATTGTAAGTAAGTGCAAATGGATTTAGGTCATTGGACAACAAAACTCGAAATAAAAGACCCGGGTAACTTACCGTACGGATTTATATATGTAATTACTAATACTATCTGCAATAAAAAATATTTTGGTAAAAAACAGATAAAATCAGTAAAAAAACTAAAACCTTTAAAAGGTCGCAAGAATAAAAGGCATTTTGATATCGAAACTGATTGGAAGACTTATACGTCATCCTCTAACGAACTTAATGCAGATATTTTAAAATACGGCAAAGATAAGTTTAAGTTTGAAATACTTCGTTTCTGTGAAAGCAAATTTGAACTAGCTTATTATGAAGCTAAGATACAGTTTGACAACGATGTATTGTTAAAGGATGGTTTTTATAATGGTATAATTAACTGCCGAATCGGCCGGGCTCCGAACTCTTTATTAAAAAGTATTGCAATAGAAGATAATAGTGCTATACTGAATATTAATCAAAATGAACTTACCGATACAAGAACTAAAATACAATCTTTATCTGGTTGAGTTCGTAGAATTAGAAAATATTGTATTATCCGATTTAAAGAACGAGCTTTTAAAATTTGGGTTTCTTACATACGAAGATCTTCCGAGAAAAGACTACCTAAAACTACTACAATACTTCACTCTTCATAATTTATGCAAAGCCCATAGAGCATTGCCGCATAAGAAAAATACTATTTTTTATCTTAACAAAAAGCAATGCAACCAAGATATCGTTAAGTTTATTGAAGAAGCGAGAAAGTACTTTCCAATACCAGTTTACGTTACTACAGAATCTTACTTAAAGAACGATCCCGGTGTATATTCG